GGCGTTTACGCTAGAATCGTCCCCTCGTCAGAATTGACAAGTAGTACTGCCACGGTACTTAAAATAGGTACAGATTTATGTGTCGATATGTTCTTTAGTAGGAAAAAATAACTATAAGCTCACGCTTATAGTTATGAGTTCCATTTTATTTCAACCATATATAACTAATATGTAAATAAACATGTTATCGGTACTAGAGACTGATAATATATAAGGAGTTTATTATGTATAAAAAACTATTTAACTACTCACTAGCTGTTATAGTGTGTACTACACTTGCAGGATGTGTAAGTCCAACAGAGACTACAGAGTATCTTAGAAGTATCGGATATACTAGCATTGATATCACTGGCTTTAAACCTAACTCTTGTAAAGATAGAGAGGTTTATAGAACAGGTTTTACGGCTAAAGATATAGCTGGTAAAATTGTCGAGGGTACAATCTGCTCAACACTAGTAGGCGAACCTAGACTGGAACTCAAAACAACAACTAACTAAGACTCTTTAAAGAGTCTTAGTTAGTTAGGCAAGTTGTTTTTTTTTTGTAACATAACAAAGTAGACTTTTAATCAGTTGGGAAATCTGATAATGCAAAATTGTAAAAAAAAAAATAAAGGGGTTTGAACAAGTATTTAAACTTAAATATCTTTATTATGCTACTGAGGAATAATAACTTAGGAGGTTAATATATTCTCTCATATTAATAGTAACATATAACTAATATGTTAATTTGTTGAAATACAAAAACTAAAACACAAGGACCGTTCATGTATCTGTTAAATAACAAAAATAGAGGTATCGTTAGCACTATCGTTAGTATTGCTAATAAAACAATCAAGAGCTTAGATAAGGAGTCAGATGATTTCAATTCTTCATATATTATCAATAATAACAACTTAGCTTTCACGATATTAAATACAATGTATAAGAATAAACAGCTGGTATTATCTAAAAGAGATAATCTACAAACTGCACCTAGTCTGATAATCCCTACATTTAATAGTGTCTTATCTTTGTTAGATTATAATTCTTTAACAGATAATATGTTAAAATTAGATATGAGTGTAGCTAGTAGTGATACTATAAATACAATTACTAAAAAACTTAATAACGAAGTATCAGCTTTTAAATATAATACTTTAAAAAGAGTGAAGAGATACGGTCATAAAGTTGATGCTTATATAAAAAGTGGTAGTTCTGAAATAAGTCTTAATGATATGTTTAAATTAAAAGTTATTAAAGTTTCTGATATGTACAATATGATGTTAGATAAAAATATTCTTGAGACATACCTAGTTAATGATAAATCTCAGTATAGTTTTGACCTTTCGTCATTAAGTTTAAATAATGAATTAAAGGATATTGAGTTATCTATATTTAGAGAAGATGAATTAAAACACCTACCTGATACTGATTATGTTAATAGAACTTTTTCAATGTTTACAGGTATTACTAGTAATATTGGTATTCACAATTTCGTAGATAACTTAAAACTAGAAGATATTAATGCTTTAATCTTTATAACATTAATGGTTAATGAACTATATACTAGTAGTCCTACTGAAGAGATTGCATTAGTTAAGAACCTATTAGTAAATAAATTAACTTACTTATATGGTAATTATCAGAATAATCTTAAAAATAACAATCTAGTTATTAGTTATGTTAAGAATGCTGAAGATGATTATACTATAACAATGCTAGATGAGCTTTATAAAAGTTATATGGAAGATGATGGTAAGTTTAGAGCTATAACTGGGTTTGTTATTAAACATATGTATGATAATAAAATTGATCATATAGATGCTAATATTAACACATTAGGTTTAGTTAGTAAAATACAAATTGAAAAAGAGAACTATATAAATGCTTCTAAAGCTTTTTTAAATTCTAGAATACTAGAGTCTAAGAATAGAGAGCATGGTAATATGGTTAACTATTATATATTTGCTTTAGATGTTGTTACTGATAATAAAACTGATTTTAGAAGAGAAGTTGAAGCTTTTGTTAAAACATTAAGTATAGGCGAATTGATAGACACTTCTGATACTGCTTTAAAAGTATTTAGAAAAGTAGTTATGAAAGGTACTAACTTTGATGCTTTTATGGAAGGATTTGAAGAAGCTGATATGATACTAAAAGATGCTGATGAGAAAACATTAGGTACCTATGCTGCTTATAAACTTATATTAAAGTACTTCTACATCCAGACAACATTAGTTATTGATAATAAGTAAACATCATGACTATTGATATAACTAAATATAAAAGAGATAGAGATAAGATATTTAAATCTCTTTTATTTAAAAAAGATACAGTTATAGCTAAAGAAGATTTATACATAATGTTTCCTAAGAAATATATAGACTTAGGGTTAGGTGTTATAGATAATACAGTTGAAGTTTATGGTGTTATTAGTATTAGTAATGATAAAGACAGTTATGCTATTTGGACAGTACCTGCTATAGTTACAGTTACACCATCTAGTATAGAAGTAGTCGATATTAATGATGAGGACTATTATAGATTAACTGTTATGAAAAATGACCCTGTATTTGATACCTTAAGTGTTGTTGTTAAATCTGAGATGAGTTATGAGACATTTAATATGTTATTAGTAAAAGGTAATGTTCCTTGGTATGTTGGTTATGAAGACTTATTAACTATCTTTAAAATGTTACCTAAATATACTAGTGGGGATATGACTCCGTATATGACTATTATCAAAGTTATGATAGGTGTGTCTGCTAGAGATGGAGATAATCCTAACATACCGTTTAGGAAATCTCTTAAGAGTAAAGCTGATAGTTTAAATAAGAAAATATATTGGGCTGGATTAAATAATGTTTATTATACATTTAGTTCTACGGCTAGTAAAGTCTTTGGTTCATATATGAAAGCAGGTATGATATCTGCTATTATTAAACCTGAAAAACAAGCTACTAAATTAGAAAACATTATAAGAAGATAAAGGAAAATTATGAGCATAGTTCTAGATAGTAAAAAGAATGACCCTAAAAATGTGGGTAAGAAAAGTATCGTAAAAGATGAAAATGGTTATTATAAGATATTTCTAGGTAAACTTAACTCTTATAATAGTAGTGGTATCTTCTATAGAGTTATGGATATGAGAGAATTATTAACTGGTAATAATTCTACCATATCTAAACGAATAAAAGAAGGACTTGTTAAAGGTGAACAAGACCATCCTGATTTCAGAGGTATGGATCAGACAGAGTTAATAAATAGGATATTCCATATAGATATGGATAACTATTCACACCATATTAAAAGCATAGAGTTTATTAACACTAATAAATATGAGAAAGGTTGGGAAAAATATCCTATCCATGAAGTATGGGGTTGGGTTAAACCTTCTGGACCTAAGGGTAAATATTTACAAGAGGATTTAGATAACCCTGATATGAATGTTGCTTTTAGTATTCGTTCAGCTGTTCATGAGGATAGAGTAGGTGCTATGGTTGTTAGAACTGTACTTGATATCTCTACATGGGACTGGGTTCACGAGAACGGTGTTAAGAATGCTACTCAATGGTTTGGTGCTGGTTTAGAGAAATCTTCTTATGATGGTACTGGGACACTTTGTTTAAATGGTAGTTGTGCTACTAAGTTAAGAGAAATGATACCTGGTAATGAGAGCAAAGATTATTTAAAAGATTTGGCAGATAAGTTAGATAAACAAACTAATAAGGTTTTCAGATGGTGAGTACTATGAGCGAAATGACTGAAGAGAAATTTATTAGTAATGAAGAGTTATTAGAAAAGATAACTGAAGAGGAGATAACTCTTACTGAAATAAAACCTGAAGATACTATGATAAATGTTATGAAGTATAGTGTTTTAGGTTATTTAATAGTAGTTGATTTACTAATTAAAGATAGTGTCATCACTGTAGAAAATGTAACCTATAACAAGATGACTGGTACTTACGAGGATATAACTGAAGTTAATAACTTAATCTTTTTAGACAATATTAAAGAAGTTATAGAATCGTTATATAAAGACCATATCTGTATCGATTTTAGTGATAGATTTAAAAGATATATTAGTAAACATAATATTATTTAAGATACTATATGTTGATAGTCATAGACTACATTAAAACATTAGGATAAAATATGAAAAAGATTACATTACTTTTAACTTTACTATTAGTCGCTACAGTTAGCTTTGGACAAGAAACAAAACAAAAAGAGAGTATTGTCTATTATAACACGTATATACAAAATAAACATAGTAATCCAGTTAGCTCGAATAGTTATATAGTACAAACTATAGAAAACTTAAAACATAAGTAATACCTTTAAGGTATTACTTATGAATAATTGAGTTCTATTATTTTTTAGCTATATATTATTAATATGTAAATAAACAATAAAAGGAGTAATAATGAAAGCTAATATAACCTATAGCGACAACCCTATGCGGGATTCTATGATTAGTAAATTCAATAGTTTTAGACCTGAATTTAGAGAGTCTATTAATGAGAGTCATAATATGTTTATGCAGAACATGGGTAATGTAAATAATGTTTTCCAACAACAGTTTAACCAAGTTAATGATTTCTATAATAATAATATTGAATTAAATAATGCTATTGAGAATCTAACTGATGTTGGTAAAATGAATGATGATTTACATATCTATCCAGTTGGTATAGATAACTATGAACATATCGGTATAAATATGAGAAGATATATTATGGCTGAACCTGAGATTAATAGATTATATAAACTTAATAGGATAGAAGGGTTTGGTGGAGAGTTTATTAATAATAGTCCTGATGCACCTATTAGTGAAAATGGTGATTATTTATCAGCTACTTCAGGTATGTTAACATTTGATGAAGATGGTAATGGTGTTATAAAAACATATGTTAGTACAGAAGACGAAGTATTAACAACGGCTGAGAAGATTAATATTAGAGAGAGTTGGGATTTTGTTAAGATGATGATAAACAATGATGATGACATTACATCGTTATAAGGATATATAAATGAATGTTTTAAAAAGTATTTGGGAAACAGTTTGTAGATTACTAGACTTTAACATACAGTCATGGTCTACATTAAGAATCAAATATACTAAAGGTAAATCTTATGGTATGTTTTATAATAAGGATAAATGATGGTTGATGAAAGTAAACTAGCTAAAGATTGCTTAGTATTTTTAACAGGAGATGATAAGTTAATTGGATGTATTAGCGATACTAGGTTAATAGGCGGAGCGATGCTAACTTATACTATTATGTATTATGAAGAGTCGTTTAAGTTTATTACGACTGTAGGCTTTTTAATAGATTGTAAAGATGGTGTTTTGACAGCTGAAGATCATGGCGAGGTTAAAAGACTTAATAAAGAAGACTTTAAAGAGTATGCTATGAGACATAACTTTAAATATATGTTACCTGTAAATGAAACAATGGATATATGCTAACTATGTTAGCATATATCTTTATATTAAAGTTGATTTCTATATCTTTTATTTTTCTGTATTTTACGATATAGTTTTATATCTTTTAGTAACGAGTCTATGTTAAGATTAGTTATTATAGACGTATCTATTTTAGCTTCTAACATCTTTATACTACCTAATATGATAGCACCTTGAGCTTCGTTCTTAGTACTACTAAGTTTCTTTATAAAACCATCTATCTTATCTCTTATAGCCATTTGTTTCTTTATTTTCTCTTTATCTGCTTTTGGATTATTTGCTAATAACTCATTATCAATAACAGCATTTAATTTATCATTATATGGTAATCCATATACTTCTGTATTTTTGGCATATTGTAAGAAGTAATATGCTAGTAACCAAGCTATAACAAGGTCATCGTGTTCGCCTGTATCGTGGTCTACTCTGTTACCAGCTATCTTTAATCCTGATAACTGATTAATTAAAGTAGGGTCATATACAGCATTTGAAGTAAAGTTTAAACTAGCTCTAAAAACATTTCCATATAGCAAACCTCTAGATTGTTCTCCAGCACCTGCAGTAGCAAAACCAAAAGCTTTCTTATTCTTATCTAAGTTAGTCATAGAGGGTAACTTATTTATTAACTCATTATCGCTAACTCCGTTAGGTTTCATAGTACCATTTACTATGCGATTGAATATTCTTTTAAAAGGATTCATTTTCTTTAATAACATAATTCTAAACATATTATCTAAAATAGCCATAGCAGATGATTTTCTTTCAGGAATTAAAATAGACTTAGGAAACTCTTCTAATAACTCTACTAAAAAGTCTGCAAAGATTGATAAGTTAATTTCGTTATAGTTACCAGCTCCTATAACAGCCCCTGTGCGACTATCTCTTATAACTAGACCAATACCATCTGATTTACCACCAAGAGCATCTGAGGTATCTAAACCGATGATTAAGAAGTGTTCTCTTGCAAGTTTTTGTAGTTGATATAATGGAACATAAAATTTAACTACAAAACCATATTTAGATATAAAAGGAGTATACTTATTTCTTTTACTATTAACAACAATATCTAATAATTCTTTAGGTATAGGATTGGTATCGTTACCATTAATCCATTTATTAAAGTAATCTGATTCAGCATTTTCACCTGAACTAAGTGCCGCTGCTAATCTTTCTCTTAGCCACGCATCCGTAAAACCTAGTTGTCTATGATTATACTCTAATAACATTACTTTAAACATCTTAGAATTCTTCTCTAAAATATTATCTAAAACATCTATATTTTTAGAATCAAAGAACTTCTCGTTCCATCTTAATGACTCGTTATAAACCTTGTACGCAAATCTACCATCAGGAGAGTTTAACTTTCCAGGAGTTGTTGTGAACATAGTGTAATATGGCGCGTTAGCTAACTTAGCAGCTTCGCGTGCGGCCTTCTTATTCAATCACAATCGCTAATTGTAACCAGCACCATGACGTGCGTCTACTTCTTTCGTATAGGTTCTTCTAGAACCAAGTAGAATAGATCATATCATAATCTTGTCTAATAATTCAATTTTAATTTCTTTACTAACAGAATTTAAGTGTCTAAGGGTAATGTTTTCTAATGGTATATTTTTTATATCTTCTATATTATAAAACTTACTTATATGGTCCATAACATTGAATGTACTTAATATATACTTTATTTTATCTTTCTTAATATCTTTAAATATATATACTTTATTAGAGAAAGCTTTACCTGCTCTGGAGAGTAAAATCCTTTTAAGGGAATATTTTTTCCATGGCAAAATTGTCTCGCCATCTCTAATAAATTGTATATTATAACCAACGACTAACTTACTAGTATCACTACCATCACGTCTCGGTACTATATCTATTCGTTTAATATTAATAAAATGTTTTTTCATTATAAAAAGCCTAATACTTTCCCTAGTCTTAAATGTACGAACAAGTTCACCAGTATTAACCATATCTTTAACTAGATAGTATCCTCTACCTGTATTATATTGTCTTTTACGATAACTATGTCGCTCATCTTTTATACGTTTTTCCGATATACTAAACTTGTTAAAACATTCATCTATGTCAAGTTGCTTAGAAGATATTATGTAACCTAGATTTAATAAAAAATTCTCACTAAGTCTCTTAATACTCCTGATACCTGTATCATATGTTAAAGTACCTATACTTAAGTATTTCGTTATTTTATTTGTTAAACGATCATAGCAATAAATTTTACTCCCATGTAAAGAAGAGTTTAAATTATTTAGATATCTTTCCAAATCTAATATTGTTACAATATACCTATTAAGAATGGGGTATTTTTTAGAATATTTAACATAACCAATAAAATGTTTTAAATCTATTTTTAATATTTTAGAAAATTGTTGTAATGATTGATATGTTGTAGTGGTATTAGTTTTAATGTCATAAGTCGTAATACTATTATTTAGAGTCGATAAACCACTACTGTATGCGTGATTAGTGTTATCTTTAGCGGTACTCCATTCAAGGTTTACCGTTTTATTATTAGTCTTTACGCCGTCTATATGATTAACTTGCGGTTTTTTATATGGGTTAGGTATAAAAGCGTTTGCTACAAGCCTATGTATAGATAGATTGTGTTTTTTATTACCTATTCTAATAGAAACACGCGAGTAACCATTTAAACTACGTAAAGGTTTTAAAATGTATTTTGTCTCTCTATTTATGACATCACCGTCACCACTGACAGCATATGTTTTATTCTGTTCTATTTCTTTAAATTGTTTTTTATTAAATATAAGCATTGTTTCTCCTGCAATATAATCGCCAGTGAAACTGCCTACATAAGATTAACTCCGTTTCGATTTAAGGGATTCGATACCCACCTGCTTAGGCCCTACACCTTACTAAAGGGTTGATCGTTGAACTCATACTCTCTTATTACTAAGATAACTTTCGTTATTTAAGGTACTTCGCTGCGTCGGTTGTCCATTGTATATCTTTTAGTGTTTTTACCTTGCCACAAATTTCCATTACTGATTGTGGTGTTATAATATATTTCTATTTATAAGTGGTAACTATAAGCTTTAGGAGTTTCCCGCAATTAGGAGTTGTTCACTATAGCCTCACGACTATAGCGGTCATTATTATACAAATTTCTTTGTATAACGTTTAACAGTTGCTGATAATAATACTGGTAGTGATGTTTCTATGTTATAAATATAACCGAATTCATCTACCCTAGCAGTAGGTATTGTCTGACCACGACCCATGTTATCGGCGGCTTTTTTATCTTTCTGACCAACATATATATTAAGTATATTACCAAAGGCTCTATTAGTAAGTTTCTCAGTATTTTTGATATCTTTCTTACCCACTACTTGTAAATAAAGTGGTAGTAGTTCTACTAAATCTCTGATAGCATTCGCAGTCCTTGCCCGAAGTTTGTCATCCTTAGTTAATAGGAACAGGTCAGAGTTAGCCGCACCTATATTTAATGTATAAGCATCAAGAGCATTACCTATTAAAGATTTCCCAGTTTGACGAATCTGTATAAGGTATGTCGTTATATGATTAAATGCTAACCATAATGTTGAAATATTTGCACGATTAGCGGTTAATGGTAGCGGGGTATTACCAGCTGGAGGAGGTACTCTTAATACTTCTCTAAAGAAATACCAAGGATTAACCTTACATTCCACGGCTATAGCTACTTTTTGATTAACTGTTAAGTTCTCATCATAAGGATCTACTCCCTGTAAATCTGGGTTATGTAATGCTAAATGAAAAGTATTATTCTCAATACTCATCTTTCTTAATAGTCCTGCAAATCTTAAGAAACTAATATTCTTTGTTTTAATGTCTACTATGGCAGAGAAGTTCTCTGGCTTAGCCCAATCTTCTTTAAATAAAATCATTCGTATTTCCTTTAATAATCAATATATTTTATATAGTGTTGAGTCCTAGGGTTTTTTAGACATATATTATTAATATGCAAATAAACAAAAATAAGGAGTTGTTATGGTATTTATATACCTATATATAATGGTTAGTTTATTATTGGTCCCGTATTATTACGGACTGTTCGTTTCAGGTATTGATAGTAATAGTTATACAAACTATTTTCTAAATACATCTAAGGTCTTATCGCTTGTCCTAGATTACTTGTTAATAGGATTATCGGTTACGTATGCTTTAGTATTAATGTGTTTATTTTATTTAATAGTAGCACCGATAGGTTTTATAATAGGAGTTTATAGTGAAAAATATTAAGAGTGATAATATAGAAACATATTTTAAAATGATAGAGAGTTTAGCTACTCTTAGTAAATGTAAAAAGTTAAATGTTGGTAGCTTTATTATAAAGAATAATAGTATAATTAGTTCTGGTGTTAACGGAACTGCTAATGGTTATGATAATAAATGTGAAAAATATGTCCATAAATGCATTAGATGTAAACATGATAATGAGGTAACTACAACAGCTGGTAGTTATCATTATTACTGCGACTGTGGTGCTGAACATAGGTTTGATGAAATTGCTAACCATATTAAAACTATCTCTAATGATTTTGTTATACATTCCGAAGAGAATGCCATATTACATGCCGTTAGAAACCATATACCGTTAGATGGTACTAGTATTATAGTTAGCCATGCTCCTTGTATAAAGTGTAGTAAACTAATACATGGTGCAGGTATAACTGAAGTTATCTATAAAGATGAGTATAAAAATACCGCTGGTGTTGATATGTTAAGAGCTTTAAAGGTTAAAGTTACTAAATGGAAGAAAGAGAAAACTCTATTTAACTAATAAGGAAATGAAATGATAAATTTAGAAGATAAAAAAGAAGTACTGTATACTGAGGGATTAGTTATTAATCCAGATGTTAAATTATTACACCATACACCGTTAAAAGTGGCTGATATCGCTATAGGTAATTGTTGGGATAAACAGAGAGGTGATGATGAGATTGACTTTGATAGAATGTATAAGGTTGCTAATAAATTCAAACATGCTAGTACTATAGAACATATTAACTATAACTTCTCTTTAAAGAACATAAGTCGTGCAGTTCTAATAGAATTATCGCGTCATCGTATAGCAAGCTATAGTGTTAAGTCTACCAGATATACACTTAAAGAGCTAAAGAACGAAAAACCTTTTATAGAGGATGTACAGTATATAGATAATGAATTATTCATTAAACTTAATCCATCACAAGTATATCGTGCTGGTAAATATCTTATCTTCACAGGAGATTTTGAAACAGATAAAGGTTCTATACTTGAACTAGAAGTATTGAGAAATACTATAGTTAAAAATGTCTCTAATGATAAGGCTAAGTATAACCTACCTGAATCTTATAAGACTGAAATAGCATTTACTATAAATGCTAGAAGTCTACAAAACTTCTTAGATTTAAGAACTAATAAGGCTGCATTGTGGGAGATTAGAAAACTAGCATATACTATTTTTGATAGTTTACCAGAGAGTCATAAATTTCTCTATACTAAACTACCTGATGAATGGTTTATTAATGCTAAAAAGAGATACTTTGTAAGAGACGAGTTGTTGTCTAGCGAGTGGATGAAAAAACATATAGATGTAATTTCTAAAGGTCATAATACTAGTAACAGTCATCTGGGCTGTTGGGTTAATGATGACGAAGTTACTCTTAATGAATTTAAAGATTTGGTAGATGAGAAAGACTTTAGATTGAATACTTACAATTTAAACAAAACATGTACTGAGGGTGTTGCTAAGGATATTAGTTCTTTTATATTAGGAATTAATGACAAAACTAATACTCTACAATACACGGTTAAAGAATTCAATATTGAAAGAATAAGAGGTTTCCTAAATGTCTATAGAAAAACATACCCTAACGAAAACAGAGAAGAAACTAGTAGTAAACAGAGTTAGAAAGTTTGTAGCATGTTTGTTATTCAACGATTTTAAAGTTACTAGTATATGCAGAGCTATTGGTACTACCCAAGGAACGTCTATTAAGAATAGAACGTTTGGGTACGGTCTAGCTATAAGAATTACAACCGCTTATAGTAATCATTATAACAGATGGTTAAAGGAACATAGGTGTAACGGGAAAGTCTAACAAAATAACATAAGGTAAAATATGACTCTAATAAAATACTTACTTAAAAGTTTACATTGTAATAAACTTGTATTAAAACTCAACCATAGAATAATTCATCTAGAAAAAACTGTTAACTTATATCGTTATGATGAGTTAACAGGATTTAAACTTAGACACGATTATAATAAAGACATTACTAATAGTTGTGATAATTCTAATGAAACATACTTAACAATAATTGATATAAATAGATTACACCACATAAATGAAGAACACGGTTACTTAGCTGGTGATAGACATATAGCTACAATTAGTAAAGCTATAAAGAGAAAAATACCTGATGGTACTTTCTATAGGATAGGTGGCGATGAGTTTGCTGTGATACATCATAAACCATTATTCGCTTTACCAGTTAGGAACACTGTTCATTCCACAGTTTTATTATCTGAGTATTCTGACTATAGAGCTATAATGGATTTTGTCAAAGAAGATTTAAGTTGTAAGAAAGAGTTATGGTATAATGTTAAAGGTTTAGATAGAAGAGAATAACTATAAGTATCCTAGGATACTTATAGTATATCTTTATTTTTTTAGACTTCTTAGAAATATGTAGATAACATATGTTAATGTTAATGTTATTAAGTACCAATTTGTTTTTCTACCAGTACATACTTTAACCTTTTTACTTAAGATTTCCTTTATACGAACTATGTCGCTATCTTTTACTTTAGAACTAGCCCAATAATATCTAACGGCTATTAATGCTTTAGGTATAGTTTCTCTCTGCTCTATGTTTATATTATTTCGTCTAAGATAACTAAATGATAATATTAAAGATTCTCTAATGGTTTTATGTAATAAAGTCACATCTATAAACTTATCATCAGACATACATTTTAAAAACTTTAATATATCTTCTTTAGGTATATTAAGAAATGTTGATGCCACTATGTTAACAGTCTCATCATCTATAAAGTCATTAGGTTGTTGTGATATACCTACAAGGGTATTAACATATAAGCCATCACCAACAGTCTTTTCGGATACTTGTTCTAGGTTATTCTCACCACCTACATAAGTAGAAGATTCTATTTGCACACTGTCATCATTTTCTTTTACTTTATAAAATACAGCAGTAACTTCTTTAACATTACCTCTAACTTTAGTTTGTATTCCTGATATAAAATCAATACTATCTTTAGTCGAGTAATCTCTTAAGTGTTTATTACCAGGTATCTTTCTATCTATACACATTTTATACCTATAAAGAAATACTTCTTGCCAGTTATCTAATCTCTTAATAAGGAACTTATGAGATAACTTATTATATGTAGTTGTAGCTAAAACTTCTGGTACTTGATATGGAAAGAATTTACTATAAAGAGATGTAAACATTTTATATTGTGCTATAAGACAAACTTCTTTAACACCTTCCAATTGTTCATCTTTAGATAACTCTTTATTATGTAAAAATCTATGTGCTGTATACATTAGAGTTTGATAAACAATATTGGAAGCTACTCTATATTTCTTTTCCATTAGATAAACATTAAATATATCCTCTTGCATTTTATCTAGATGTCTTAAGTTATATACATTCTCAAACAGTTTAGTATCGTCTAGACTAGAGAACCTAATAGCTTGTGTTCCTAATAAGTTACTACCTAGGAAATCTATATAGTCATCAGATTTAGTGGACCATTCATATCTGAATGTTTTTAACCTCTTAATAAGATTTTTATCAAACTTTATATGTTCTAGTTGATGTTGAAAGAATATCTTTATATTCTTATACTTACTTTTATTCATTGTTAACCCCTATCTTATATTTAATTCTACTGTCATTTTAACTGAAAATCAACTTATTTAAAGGAAAATAAATGAAAGAAATTATGAGACCTGACGGTGTATGGATTAATAGTGATGTTGTTGAGAAATCGTTTTTAGAAGACAATATCGTTATAGATAAAACTAATATGGAAATGAAAGAGTTTCTAGATAGACATTATAGTTCTTACTTACAACAAAATGTAATATCTAATAGATATAAAACTACTGAACATTTAACTAAGTATTATGATACTAAATTAGAGGATATATTAACTAAAGAATTTATAGAGGATAATATGCCCGAGGTTAAGATTAGTACTCCTATAATTTTAGATGTTATAAAGAATAACAAGAAATTAATACATAGTCACGATGGTGACTGTGATGGGATAACTAGTGGTGCTATTGTTAGTAAGATGTTGAAAGGGTTATTCGATTATGATAACTTTGAAATATTCACTAGTAGTAGGAATGATGGTTATGGTGTTAATGATAAGGTTACTGAAGCTATATTAAAGTATAAAGATATAAGTTTAGTCATGACTAGTGACCATAGTAGTAGTGACAGGAAGAATCTTACTAGAATAAAAGAAGGGTTGAACTGTAAAGTAATAGCTACCGACCATCACCTTTTTGAAGAGAAGACTGCTCCTTTAAATATGGATGTTTTTGTAAATCCTCAGAGAGATACTTGTAGTAAAGACTTTAAAGATTTGAATGGAACACATGTTATATATTATACCTTGCTACATGCTTTTCTTTCTAGCGATATTGAAGTTACTGAAGATAAGAAGAATTATTACTACTATCTTTTAATGTATGTTGGGTTAACTATCATATCCGATTGTATGGATTTAAAGAACTATATAAATAGAAAGATAGTTATTAAGATGTTAACGATGATGAATAGTAAACATACTAAACATGATATGTTCTGGAAAGTTACTATTAATAGACTTCGTAATAGTAAAATATTTGATGAGTCTACTATAGGTTATAATGTTAGTCCTATAATAAATAGTTCTGGTAGATTAGGTATTCCTAGACTTGGTTATGAGTTAATGGTATCTGAAGATTTAGATACTACTATGAAACTTTATGACGATATTACTGAGGTTAATAAGACTAGAAAAGAGAGACAAGATGTTGCTGTTAAATCTGATAAGAACCTTAGTTATAATGATGGTAAAATCTATATAGGATTAATGGAAGGAAGTGAAGGGGTACAGGGTATACTTTCTAATACAGTTATGTTTAATGAGAATTATAAAGTAGCTATAATCTTTACTAGAACTAAGGTTAAGGATAAGTATATTTTACAAGGTAGTGGTAGGTCTCAAGATGAAAATTTACATCTTAAGAATATACTAGATAATATTAGTAAGAAACATGATATAATAATAACTCATGGAGGTCATCAGAAAGCTATAGGTATAAAGATAAAAGATGATATGAAATTATTCTATAAGATACTTAAAGAAGAGATAGATAAAACTAATGTTAAGAAGATAGAGAATTTTAGAGTTAGTAGTCATATCTATAGCGATAAGAAGCTTATACTAAACATATTCGATATGATAGATATAGGTCCGTTTGGTATAGGGTTTGAGAAGCCTAATTTTGTTAGTGACTTTTATATCGAGAGTTATAGAGTATTTAAAAGAAATAAGTATTTTGTAACATTGAAAGTTAAGTTAGATAAAACTAGTAGAAACAGTTTTACAGTATTTTATAATGTTAAAGATAAGGACATAGAAGAATTTGATAAAGGTATTATGAACCATAAGTATATTAGATTAGTATATACTATAGGTCTTAATAGTTATAGGAACTTTAATAGTATACTATTAAACGGTATAGATATGAAATTCAAGAAGTACTAGGATATTTTTTGATATATTAAAAGGAACTGATATGATAAGAGCTGGTTTAGAGAGTTTAATACACGAACAACTTAATGATTGGATTATACCTGAGTTGAATAATCTATATGTTAGTCTTGAGAAAGTCTTTGGACTATACTACGAGAAGAAAACTATTAGTAGAAAAGATTATGAAAGAGATTTTGATAAGATTGTAAATGATTTTGAAAAGACTACTACTGAAAGGTTTGGATTTAGAGTTACCTTAAGGGCATCCACTACATTTGCTATCATGCCTATCTTTAATACTGATACATTAAAAGCTAGTGTATATAGTGTTAATAGCTTTAATAAAGATGTTAACCACAGTATAAAACAACTTAAGACATTTAAGAAAGATTTAGTTAATGGTAATGATATAACTATAGATTTAGTTAAAGCTAAAGTATATGGTTTAAGTAAGGATACTTACTTCCCATTATTTATACATAAACATATGATATATAGTAAAAAGTTTGACCTTACTAACTTCATTACTATTATGTTACATGAGATAGGACATGTCTTTACGCTGTTAGAGATGTTTACTAGTACTAATAAAGCTATAACTTCATTAGCTGATAACCTTATATTAAATAATGATATAGATGGTCTTATAAGTGATTTAAACATAACGGCTGATAGAAACCTTAGCTCTAAAGATAAAGTTGTTAAAGTATACGATACTATTACTGGTGATTTAGGAAAAATACAATTAGCTAATGGTAGGGTTAGCGATAACACTGATATAGAGTTCGAGGCTGATAACTTTGTAGCTAAGTTTGGTTATGGTGGAGATTTGATTAAGACTCTTAATAAACTAGTTGGTGTTAATGAGAATGAAAGAATAATAGTCATAATTTTTAGTCTATATTATTTAACTACAATGGCATTATTTAACTTAATACTAATTACATTTTCTATAAATCCTATTAGTATATTCTTATTGCTAGGCATCTTTACTGTTATAGATATAGTGTCTAAGATTACTAGACTATCTAGTATTAGTGATAATAGGAACCCTTCTAATGGAGAGCATGGAGATTTTCTTACTAGATATAAGAGAAGTCGTAGTTCTATGATAGCTATGTTAAGGAACTATACTTTAGATAAGACTGAACTTAAAAGCTTGATAAATCAGATAGATACTATAGATAAAGAAATAGCTAAGTTAGATAAGAGTTTATTTAATTCTTATTTTGGTTCTTTAATGCATGAGTCTTTAGGTGTTAATTTAAACCTTAGAGATAAATTAGCTACACTAGTAGATAACACTATTAACAATGATTTACACTTAATGAGTGGTAAGTTTAAAGCTGGGTTAGAAGCTAAAGACTTTATGGATACTGTAGGTGTTGTTTATACAGAAGTTAAGTTTAGTGGTATGTATGATAATAGTAGATATTTTGCTAGTTTATTAAAGATTAAAAAGAATACTGTTTTACTTAATAAAGTTTTAGCTAAGTATAATTACGAGGTAAGATATGTTAAGGATGAGAAAAGTTTAGGTGTAAAATCTAATGAAATCATTACTATCGCATCAGGCATTAGTGGCTTTGCTATGGTGCCAAAAGTAGTTACTAAGGATACAGCGGTAGTGTCAGTTACATTAGAATCAGAAAAGGTTATATGGTTATTAGAAAACCCTTATATACATGTTTATAACATTGATGTAATTAAGGTTAATGATATTAAGTACATATATGTAATGGAGATGGAACATATTAGTATATTAGGTATTACTAATAGGTCTGATAAAATCTTAACTAAAATATGGGATAAGCTTAATAAACACCATGAAGACTACGGTGAAAGTGATGCGAGTATATTATTAGATATTATATTAGATATAAAGTTACCTAAAGTACTACACGAACAGTTTGTTTTGTTAAAAAAGTTAGTTAACGACTTAGATATTACCCCTCAGCTAGATTTACATGGTGGTAATATCGGTACTAATAACAGAGATGAACTAGTGCTATTAGACCCTATATTTAATCAGGTTAAAGTCGGACTTAAACAGAATAACTATGTGGAGTTGAATTTAACTAAACTTTCTGATAAGGAATAGCTATGGAAAACGTTGACACTAACTTTGATTGGAATAGGTCTGTAAAATTTGGTAAAGAACTAGTTGATAAGCTTAATAAGGATTATAGAACACCTTATACATTTAAACTAGTGAAAGCTAAGTACGGTATATATCATAGTCTAGAGGTACATCTAAGTAAAGAAAACCTTTTCTTAGTAGCTAGCGAGGTTAAGATAATCTTTGGTAGCGGTACTAGGATAAAAACTTACTTTAGTACTATAGATAAAGTATATGAATTAATAACTAACAAACTCACATAAGATTAATTTCTTATGTGAATTCCAATTATTTTCACTTATATATAGTTAATATGTAAATAAACATGTGCTACATAGCAATCGTACTTTAAGGTACAACCGTCTCATAACGGTAATCTCTAAAGGAGAAATTATGAAAACTAAATTAACTAAAAAAGAGTCATTTGATTTAAAATATCAAATGACAACTTTAAGAATATCTATCGCTAAATTAGCGATAGAAATGGATCACCTTACTTATCAAAAGTGGGGGTATCTAATTAGCTATAATTAGTTTAATGAATAAGGTTAAAATCCTTATTCTTATTTTTTTATTAAATTTTATTTAGTTACTTATTATATGAAAAAGTTATTAATTTCTTTTTGGTTAAATATGTGAGAGGTTTCATTTTGGGCTAACCAAGCACTGACTTGTACAGAAATGTATAGACGAGAGCTTTGAGCTGCAGAATAAACCCAGTGAATTTATTATTCGCGACTTTTTCACATTTCCCACTCGGTTTGCTACGTGCTTCTTAACGGGAGTGCGTGGTCGACTACGGGACCGAACCCAGGTTAGCTAGCTTGGAAAAAAGAAGTAGCAGTTGGCTTAAATACCCCTAGCTGGAGGCGAGAGTCGTGAGGTTCACTCACGACTAAAAAATATATTAAAGAGTATTAAAATAATTAAAGATATTATAATAATAGAGATACTATAGTTACATATATAACACTATACACTATAGCTATATACTTAAGCTATAAGTACTAACCTATATAAGTCTTAAGAGTTTTGATTTTGACGATATGTTTTTTTTTACATAACATAACACTTTTTTTTTTAGTATGTACTATATGCCTTATGGTGTATAGTATATATGTTGTTATGTTCTATAATACTTTTTATAGTATGTACTACATGTTCTTATGTGTTATACATCTCTTATATACTTATTCTTTTATAAGTAACTATAGTTAGATGGGAAAATTATAATCTGTAATAATAGTGTTAATGTGTTAGTAGTGTATACATATGATGTTTTTTATATATTATTGTATTTTAATAAGTTATATAGATTAGCTATATGAAGTTAATTGTTAAATGTGAATAATGATATAGGTTTATAAAGATATTGTCTTTAAAGTGATTTAAAACTCTTTTTAAGCATATATAATTAATATGTAGATAAACATGTTGTTGTAGAATAGTTTTATTGTTAAGGATATTTTTAAAGGTGAAGTTAATATACTTGGATGTGAGGTTACTAGTTTTAGTTTAGATATGGATTTTAGTCATATATCTATAGTAAATAGTAATGTTATAGATTATGTTATGGAGAAGAAACGTTTTGATAAGAAACTGGGTAGAAGAGATATACTTAATAAAGGTAAAGAGTTTGGTTTAGTTATAGGTAATGTTGATAAGTATAAAGTTGGTGATATTATAAAACCTTATTTAGAAGATAGTGTTAGAAAGGTTTTAGAAGGTGTTACTAGAGGGAATGTTAGGAAAGTTAGATGTAGTAGAAGTAAGAGTGAGGTTAGTTTACTAGACTTAGAAGAGTTCTTTATAGAGGATGATAATGGTCTTTATTACTGTGATGTTGATATAACTAGTGATATGTTAGATGAAGATAACACTATAGAGATAGTTACTAAAGATGTTAGTAAACATACTACAACTAGTGTTATGTATTTTAAAGTATTGATATGTACATTTGACGATGATTTAAAATTAATTAAAACTGAAGTATATGGCGGCGATACTGATTATTTAAAACAATCTTGCTTTAACACATATATAGGTAGAGTTGAGGATGACAAGTTAGTATTAATAAAAGATTAAGATTACTCTAAATAGTTTTAAATGAAACCTAACATATGACAAGTATATATTGTTAATATGTAAACAAAATACAAAAGGAAACAAAACATGAAAGATAGAAATAAAGGACACTTAACAATTATAGGTCTTGGTGGTGCTGGGATTAAATCTGGTATAAATGCTTATGAGACTATAGTTGATAATAAAGAGGCTTGTAGTGATATTGATATTAGACTTGTTGATACTACTGACAAAACTGTTATAGCATTTCCAGAGTATGTTGATAAGTTCTATAAAATAACTAGTAATAGAAGTTCTGGTGAAATAGATGGTTCTGGTGGGGAGAAAAGAAATCTTGAGGTTGTTAAAGATATAACTGAGAATATGAAAGATTATCTAGATAATGGTAAGTTCAAGAATAATAAGAATAATTATTATGTAATACTAGCATCTGTCTCAGGTGGTTCTGGTAGTACCGCATCGGCTATACTACTAAGCCTTATGTTAAGTAAAGGTTATAATGTTATAGTTGTTGCTATAGGTGATACTAGTAGTTACCATAATCTTAAGAATACTTTTGGCGGACTAGCTAGCTTACAGAACATCGCTATCAAGACTAAGACTGCTGTAAGTGTTGTTTACTATAACAATACTGTTGATGGTAATACTAGTCTTGTTAATGAGATAGATGTAAATAGTAAGATAAGTAAGATGTTAACTGTTATAAGTGTATTCATATCTGGTAAAGTTCTTAATATTGATAACCAAGATTATATCAACTTCTTTAAACCAACTAACTATAAGACATTTACTGTTGATGCTGGTATATATGAATTAGTAGTATTTAAAGGTAATCTTGATGACCAGAATGCTTTAATATCTAGAACTCTTCTGAAAGATGCTAAAGATGAATATAAGGTTGGTGTCGATTTAAGAAATAAGAAAGATGGTATTGCTACTAAAGAGATATGTGACTTAATAGAAACATTCCCTTTACACTTAGTTATCAGAAAGAATGTGTTAACTGTAACTGCTAATGAACTCAATAAGAGACTAAAGGAATTGGATAGTTTAAACCAATCTGATTATGTAGAATTTGAGGGTATTGACGATACTGTAACCGTGGACGATGATGACGATGATTTAGGGTTAATTTTATAATGTAATATAGGGAATATCCCCTATATTACTTATTTTTTAGTCAGTTTAATTAATATGCATGGAGGGATATATGGGATATAAACAGTATATTTTAGTAATGAAAATAGATAGTCTAGAAAGTAATGATGAGTTAAAATACTATATACTTAAAACTATTAATGATTTTGGGTTACCTATAACTATTGATAGTACTTATAATACTATTATTAACCTTAGTCTAATAAGTAACATTATAGATATTAATAATTTTGATAAAGAACTTTATTTATTAATATACGATATTTTTAATGATGATTATGATGATTTAACTTTAGTGGCTATTGAAGTTTTAGTTAATAAGCTTGTAAGAATAAAATTTAGGAGATAAGATGAGTTATGAGAAAGGTAAGAAAATAGTGTCATCTTTGTATGTTGATACATATTCTGTTAAGATTATATCAATCCCTGTTTTACTATTACATCGTATAAATGAGTTTGTAGATAATATTAAACATATTGTAAATGAACACTTCTACTATAAGAGTAACCCTACACCATTTTTACTATATGGTGCTGAGTTATATATAGGTTATAACAAGAATATTTATACTATAGAAGATTTAAAAGAGGTTATATTATATGGTACTAATTTAAAATGTGATGTAAACGGTATAGAGTTTAGACTTACTAAACAAAACATAAATGATAATCTTAAATATATAAGTGTAGGGATAACTAATAAGGTGTTATTAAACATGATACTTAGTTACATTAAGTCTGAGTATATGTTAAGTCATCATCCAGAGTCTGATATTGTAAATACTGATAAGTTCGGTATAAGTAATAACATACCTCTAGTAGAGACTACATTTAATAACTATGAATCTTTTAGTGATTTATTAACATACACTATAGGTCTAAGAGATGTTAATAGTAAACTAGTTATAGATGAAATCTATTATGAATTATTTACATACATAGTTTCTAATGTTACTAATAACTCTACTAGTAAAGACTTTAGTATAAAAGGTTATAATATACTTATCACTGAGAGTACACCTCCATCAGGTGTTAGATTCTTAATGAATTCATATCTTAGTGATTGTGAAGAAAAGGTTTGTTGTGACACTGCTAATGATATAGCACTTAAAGAAAAGATTGAAGAGAGGTGGGTTTATGACTAATTATGGTTTAGCTGGGGTAACTAATAACGGTTTTCTGGTTAGAAACAATGTACCTATAAAACAATTCATTAAGATAAAACTTAATAAACTAAGTACATTCTGTTTAATAAGTAAACTATTACCTACAGTAAATTGTTGTGATGATAGTATAACATACATAGTTAACATAATAACAAGTGCTATAGGTAGGTACATGGTTACCTTAGGTGTAGAGGATTCTCTAAATATAATATCTGATGCCATAATATTAAGTGTTTATAACGATTTAGACGAACATAGAATACTTAATACCCTAGACATAGATTTACTGGAGAGTAATTTTTTAGAGGATATTATTAAGTTAATACTTAGTGAGTTTAATAAAGATGTTAAAGAGACTATAGGTAATGTTTCTATAGATGATATGTTTACATTAGAACATGAAGAGTATATCGAGTCTGATTATGTCTTCTTTAAACTAGACGATAGTAATATAATAACCATTATAAAAATATAGGAGTATATATGATAATAACTAAAGTAATAAATGTTACACCGTTAAGTAAGACCATAGGTAAGATAGTACCTATGGATAACACTGCATTTTTTTTATTAGAGAATTTTAGAAGAAAGGGTATGGAAATCATTATAGATAAATTCTACAATATGGTTACTGAGAAGATAGCGTTAGTGGAACCTAATATAAACCATCTAATTAGTTTCTTAACTATACTGGATACTGTCTTAACTAGGAATACACCTGTGGTGTTACCTAATCTTTTAGATATGAGAGTTAAGGAGTTGATGAAAGGTAGCAGAAGTCTTGAGGTTGTAGTTGAATATGAGTTCGAGTAAAATATAGATATATATTATTAATATGTAAATAAACAAACTATAAGACACTTGATGGCTTATAGTTATAAGGAGTTTATTATGGATAGAAGAAGTTTTTTAAAAGGGTTATCGTTAACTCTAGGTACAGGATTAATAGGTGCTGAAATAATTAGTAATCCGAAAGAATTAAAAGAAATACCTTTAGATTCTACAGTGTTACAGCCTACTAGTCCTTTAACAGCACAAGAGGTTTTAAGTTCTAAGCATTTACTTATTAAAGATTACGATGGTGATGTACTTAATCCGTATAATACCAGTAATAAATATTTGACACCAAACATGTTTCCTCACAGATATACCGATATGACATTACCTAACCCTTACAGTAAACCTGTAGTTGAAAAAAGAAAAAGGATACTATCTTATAAAAATCCTTTACTAGCACCTTTTATAAAGTAATGCGAAAGGTTATCAGAAGTTTACTTAATCATGATTTAACCCTTGAGTTTAATTACTCAGAGGGTATAATATATTGTCTAAAGTATAATATTAAAAAAAAAATATCTAACGTGTTATGTTATTCTATAAGGAGAAATAGTGAGAACTGATAATGATAAAAAAATAAAATTTATAAAGCCTAGCTTAACAGTTAGTTTTTTGTTAATGGACGAAGTCCCTAGTTTTAACAGTGATAAAACTACGGTTGAGAGGAGTTTTAAAACTACACTAGGTGTTATTAATGGTAGTAACCATACTGATATGTATATAGATTATAACGGCGATACTGCTTTACGAGGTAAGAATAAATCTAGTAAACCAAAACCTCTTTGGACTAAGTTAAATAAAAAATAGATAAAGGATGTACTATAATGGATAATAAGATTTTAAGAGAAAAAGAAATAACCCTTTACTCAGGGTTATTTCTAATGTTCTTTGGTGTGGTTGGTTCTGAGAATAAAAGATTGATAAAACGAATAACTCGTAGTGTTAAAAGACTAACATCTACTAGTAGAAATGTTTATAAGAATGAAGACGAGTATGGTAAATGGTATTATTATGTATCTATCGCTAATGAAGCCATAATGAATGCTAGGGATATGACGACAGGTATAGGTGTGGTTCTGAAGATTAATCCAGCAGATGTATTAAAGGTATTATCTAAAACTTATCCTGATATATTAGATAATATTAATATAACAGAGAAAGATTTAAAACTGTTAAGTCTGTCCTATAAAGATTTAAACTTGTCTTATACTACTGTTAGATTTATTAATAGATTTTTAAAAGCTATAGATAATATAAAGCTATATGAAAACCTAACTGACGATGAGTTAAAGCATTATGTTAAATGATCTTAAATTATTAACCTATAAACCAAAGATATTTAATGGATGTAAAATATATAGTCCTAACCTATATATATCATTGAGTACGTTAGATAACTATGAGACATATAGTGTGGAGTTTAAGTTATCTAGACTCATTTTAGTAGTTAACGACACTGTAGCAAGTTTAACCAGTGAATTTAATATAACTAATGATAGAACTATTACTGCTATAAGAAATATATTACTAGAGAATTTTATTAGTAGCTTCATGTTCATAATACACGAACATGATGCTAGTTTAAATAATAGCGCTATAAATAACTCGTTTAATGCTAGTTTTATTACCTTATATAAAGACTTAAATATCTTCATATCAGAGAAACCTCATAGGACTAGTTTAGGTAAGATAATACATACTGAGTATTTAAGCAAGATTTTTCCAGATATAGATAATATTAAAAATACAATGGATACATTATTAAAGCATTTTAATTTATCCCATAAACATATTATAGGCGGCTATATAAAGGAAAGATTGTTCAATAAGAATAATGGTGTTATGAGAATAACTGTTACAATAGTGTTCTTAATTTAAAGGAAATGTTATGTATATAGAAAATTTTAACTATGAGTTAAATGTTACATCTAAAAGACTTACTGAAAACATAGAGGAGCTATCTAAGTTAGATAGTAGTACTTTTAACACATTCGTAGTGACATTCAGAACTACTGAGATATATTCATTAATAACATCATCTGTTAATGAAGTCTTTACTAAACTATATAGTCTAATAACTAAAGACACCGATACTAGAGGTATTAATCTAAGTATGTTCGAGACTAATAAATTCATGAAACTCATTACTGAAATTTTAACAGAATGGATAGTGTTATTTATGATATGGATGATTGTCACATATCCTCCAGACATAGATAGTTATGTTGCTGAGATAGGTGCTGATGATTCAGATGATATGGAGGAGTTTTATAATAGTCTTACTGAGGAAGAAATCTGGGAGATAAATCGTGTTATAGTGGCAGATTTAACTAGGAATTTTACAATTAAACCTTTCGCATTAGATGAAAATTCTAACGAGTATGAACAATTAGAAATAACTATATTAGAAATATTTCATACGATTAGTTCTGAGTTTTACGATTATAAATTCCTTATACCTGTTATAGAAGTTATTAAATCTATGCATATTGATACTAGTAATACTTATGACATATTTCCTTTTAGAAGATCTATAACTAACAGTACTGTTACTAGTTCTGTAGAAAACATATTAATCGTTTATAACAAATAACTCATAGTTAAGCTATGGGTTATTTTTTTTTTATAGACGATAAGTCGATTTAATTTGATAAATTAAAACAGATAAGGATAGGTTTATGATAATAGAAAATGTATATAACTTTAATACTATATCAGCAGTTTTGTTAGCTGGTACTTATAAAAATATGAAACTCGTAGCAGACATGGGTTTTAAACAAGCCGTTAAATATTCAGGAGTATACTCAGATGTTATCACTATTAGACAGCAACTAGTATTAGAAACAAATATAGTATTATTACCAGCTGAAACTGTTAGATACTATCTGTTTGAAGATACTATAGGTAACGAGGTCTTACTAGCTTCTGATTGGATTACAGCTAGTAGTATAGTGGCTGTCTCTAGTGTTACTGGTGTCTTTAAAGTTAGTAACATCACTACTACTGATATTAGTACCATAAACAATATGATTAGTGCCTTAGGTTATAAAAGCTTAGATACTACAATAATAAACACATAAAGGATAAGGTTTGGCTACAGATAAATTAATAAATATTATAAACTCTAATTTTAAATCTCCAGAATTAAGTTTTATGCAGACTGTAGATTATAGTAATGTCTTTAATGATGATGTACCAGTACTAGATGAAAATTGGGTATCTAATAGCTTTATGATAAAAGCTGAAGATTTAGATAAAGAATATCGTTATAACAGATTTAATACTTTAGTTAGTGAAAAGTTTACTGATACTTCTCTAGGAGGTAGTATCAGTATTAATGTTAGTCCGCAGTTTACTAGATATGCTGATATAAGAGTTAATGATATAAATAGCGGTAGAGAAAAAGTTACTGTTACTGGTGGTACTATGAGTGGTAATTATGGTACAGGTAGATATTACGGTGAGGCTATAGAGGATAATGCTACACATGTCTATTTTGAACTAGGTATTTTTAAAGCTAATAATATATTGTTTCATTTACTATCAGCTGTAGATTATAAAACAGCAGTTAT